TTGTTCTCGAAGTATACCCTTAAATAAGGGATCAGGACTTTGAAACTTAGAGTCGCCTATGTTAAGTGGTTGGTACTTTGACTTTAAGAGTACCTTCTGGTATGATTTTGAAAGAGGTGTAGAATTATATACATCCTTTATAACTTTGAATCGACTAAACTTTGTCGATCCCCTACTTAGTTTCTCCTTTATGTCATGTTCTAGGTAAGCGGCTAAGAGACGTTGAGTTTTGGTAAACTTTACCTGTACTTCATCGTTCTTGAAGCCTAAACCTCCTAAATTCCTATCAATAAAAAGATTGAGATAGGAATCACCAGCTTTGGTGTACTTAGGGATAATTTCCTTGAAATAGAACAAAAACCTTTGATGAGATCTAATCTTATTAGGTGAGTTTTCGATCAGTTCATTGTAGATTGAATCTATAGTTTGGTCTGATCGGAGGGAAGCAGAGCCTCCCTTCTTAGATTGTCCGGTCAAGAGACCGCAATTCAAAAACTTCATCTTAGTAAAAGATTTAGAGCCATAATGGTAAACAAAACATTCGGAGTTAACTGTGAGGACATTAGAATGAATATAGTTCTTGCCCACTGATAATTCAAAACCTACCGCAGCTACGTTATTACGCCATATAGAGTATAGTTCGGGATTTGATGGAAATAGGATATCATCGCCGTTAATCAAAACAGGTAAATCAAAGAAGTTTACCTTCTTTCCTAAGTATGTCTCAAGTGACATGTGATAACATATCATATTACACATACAAAGTATAGGGAAAGATAGCGGAGATCCCATAAGTTGACCATTCTTTTGGAATACTGAATCAATTTTTGTATAACCTGGATAATCTATTCGGTGCTCATATAGAACTCTTCTTAACAAATTCTTTAAATCAAAAGAATAATTTGTGCGGGAAAGGAAAGCTTCAAAACATATTTTTGTAAAGTTTATATTTAACTTATCTGTAGCAGCGGAGTAGTCTCCACTTACAAATGAGTCAAACTTGAAACCGATAGAATCGGCCTTATAAACCATGTTCTGGAGGTGTCTCAACTGGAGTTTCTCTCCAATTAAAAGAAACATCTCATACTTCCTTAAATAATCCCACATTGCCTTCTGAAAGAATTTACTAATCCAATAAGGATAGGGTTCGCCTTTAGTGATCATACGGACTTTTAAAGGTTCCGGGATCGCATATGTTTCGGCCCATAGATTATTCACATCATCGACTCCAATAGGAAAGTGTCGATTAGGGTTAAGTTCCAAGTATTTCGCCATAGCTTGTTTAAAGGTTGGAGAAGATTCCCCGTAAAAGCTATGTAGCTCTCCGGGTGATCTCTCTTTCATAGTGACAAGGTCATTAGATTCCAATCTGAATTCTAATTTTTCGGTTACGCCATGAAAGATCTTGGCGGGGTTATCTGACTCGTAATCTACGCGCCAGAATCCTCTATTTTCCATGAGACCTTCACGTATCACTTTCCGTTGTCCCCCATTTGCAAACGGTGCATTACACCCAGCAGAAGTGCTTGGTTCGTATAACCGTGGCGATGGGCCTTTAAACTTGCAAACAAAGCGTTTAGCATATGATTCAAAATTTTCCTTAAAATCCTCGAGGGCGTCTCCTTCGAGAGAACTGAAAGGTTCGCGTTGCATGACCAAAGAATGGTCATAATAAGCCGATTCGACGTAGTCTTTTGGCACAGTCGCGCAACCCCGTTTAATTCCAAGAAGGTAAGA